CGTAGGCGTAATGTTGAAGCGCAGACTGAGGAAGCATTTGCAGCAGAAGAGCCGAGACTTGAACGCTTCAGCCTTCCTATGGGCGCTAATCCAGATAAGGATCAGCTTTCAGGCGTAGACGAACTCGGCAACCAAGTTTACATCTCGCCTCTTGGCGTCAAATATACAATCAAGACTACCACACCGCAGCCTAAAGAGTGGCAAACAGAGCCTGCTACAATGGCTCGTGTAGGAGAAGTAGCAAAAGAGTATGCTACAGGTGCTGTAGAGGGGCTGACAAGTGCAGTCACTGCTCCGGGCAGAGCATTGGCAGGAGAGCCTGTAACTACGGGTGAAGTGCTTGATACTGCAGGATTGGCAGCCACAGGTGCTATTCCGGGTATTGCACGTGGTGCTATTCAAGGGGTTGATCCTAATGTAGCTAGTGTCTTTGCTGGTGTAAGGGCTGCAAACGCTGACGTTCTAAAGGTAATAGATGCAAGGGAGATGTTTGAAGAGCGCCGTCAAGAACTTATGTCACAAGGCGCAAATCTAAAACATTACGTCCCCCCTGAAATGTATGATTTGGCTGCAAGTGTGGACGCATGGGAACAAACTGGTTGGTTTAGGGGAAATGACGGCCTCTTTCGCTTTGAGATTAATGACTCAAAAGCGCAGATTTTGCCGCAAGAGCCAGCACGAGTGTCAGGCACTAATGCCCTTAATAAGCATATAACTGACAAGGAGTCATACGAAGCCCTTGGTATGCCTGAACAATACACAGGCCCTAAAATAACTGTATTAGCTGATGTGCTAAAACACGACGAGCTTTTTGAAAATTATCCGCAAATAGAGAATATTCCTGTATTTGTTGACACGTCTATGAAAGCGGATATGCTTGGTTACTTTACTAAAGTTAACGGCAAGCCCGTAATTGCGGTAAATTCAACGATTGCAAAAGACCCGCAAAAGTTTAAAAGTACTCTGCTGCATGAAGTACAGCACTATATTCAAAACATTGAGGGGTTTGAGGGCGGAACAAATTTATACGCTCCTGTCATCAGTAAAGTATATGATTTTGAAAAGGCACAAAGCAGTGGCAAAATAAAAGCCATATGGGATCAGTACAACGCTGACATGCAAGTGTTTGACAAGCAGCTAGAAGAATTAAATCGCAGTAACCAAGTTACTAAAAACAGGTTGCCGCTTGATTTGATGTCATTCGCTGTGGAAATGGCAGAGAAAAAGCACGGTGTTCCTGAAACACAAGTGCTAAAAGTTTTGGCTGCGACCCCTGCAGATAAAATTGACCCTGAGTCCAGCAAAAACGCTTTTGGCGTCAGTTACGTTACTAGAGCACTAGACCAAAAACTTCCATTTGATCTGCGCTACACAATAAAAAATCTGTATCCTATAGCTGAAAACCCAACTGTCACTTTTGAAAAAAGACAGGACGTAGGTACAGCAGATTATGACTTTTTTAAAGTTAAGCATGCAATGGAGTCTTTGCAAAAGCAATATCCTGAAGAGTTTGCTGAATACTTTAACATCCCTGAGCAAACAAACCTGTGGGAGCTTAGCACGGATGAAACCCTTTCACTATTTGCGCCGCCAGAATTACAAAATCTAGAAGCCCCAGAAAGGCCACTGTTCATTGATCCTAAATCAAAAGGCATCTCTATATATGACAGATCAGGGCTTTACCGCAGAAAAGCTGGGGAGGTAGAAGCTCGTGCAGTTCAAGAACGCATGGATATGCCTGAGGAAGTTACTTCACAAAATTTTCCTAGAACAAGTGAAGATGTATTGCCGCAATATCAATGGACTGAGACTGAAATAGGACGCTACGCACAAGGCGGCACTGTAATACCTAACACGGAGACACAAATGAATAGACTGATGCAAGAAGGCGGCATTGCAGACGATGGTATGCGTCGTGATCCTGTCAGCGGCAATGAGGTGCCTCCGGGCAGCATGGCTGAAGAAGTACGTGACGACATCCCTGCACAACTATCTTCGGGTGAATATGTGGTGCCTGCAGATGTGCTGCGATACTATGGTGTAGCCTTCTTTGAGAAACTTCGTGCTGAAGCCAAGCGCGGCCTCTCTGAGATGGAAGCGGGTGGCCGCATTGGTGGTGAACCTGTTGAAATGGAAGACGATCTTCCCTTCGACGTATCTGAACTTCAGACTTCAGGCGGCGACAACACTGACATGCAGATGGCACAAATGGGCATGGCTCAAGGTGGTGTCGTTAAGATGCAAGAAGGTGGCGCAATGACGCAACCTGCTACATCAACCTTTAATCCTGCTCAATATGGAACTGTAGGCGGCTCTTATTTCCAAACTGGTGCTGCACCTACGCATGAATACAGGGTGTATCAAAATGCACAAGGGCAGACTATCAGCATCTTGTTTATCAATGGTGTAGCACAGCAGCCTATTCCTGAAGGCTACTTCCCGCAAGGGCAGGCACCTCAAGTGCAGCAGCCTACTCCTTCAGACAGTGGCAATGACAGGGACGAAAGACCGCCAGAACCCGTCAAGTCATTCAATGAATATACTGCAGAAGATTGGGTAAAGTATAAGCCTGATTCTGGTATAGGCGGCAAACTCGGTCAGATTGCAGGCGGCGTCATTGGTGGAGCCTTCTTGGGGCCTGCTGGGGCACTACTTGGCGCTAAAGGCATGGAAGAGGCTATGGCCCGCAATTCCATTAAGGCGTACAATGCCTTCAATGACTTCGTTGGCAATATGAATGTCAATGATCCTAACTACGCTGAACTTGCTAAAAAGCGTAATGATATCTTTGGTGAACTTACTGCTAAGCAAGAGGAAGACCCCGGCCTCTTTAAACGTATCGCAAATGAAATCTTTGGCACGACTGAGATTGCTAAACCCAAAGGCGGCGGTGGTCGCAGCACAGGTGGCGGGGGCGGCGGTCGTACTGCTGGCGGTGGTGGTGCAGACTCTAGTAGGGATGAAGGTGCTAACGCTGTTGTTGACACCAGTGCTGCTGCAGTGAGGCGCGCTGCTGAAGCTACAGGCGCAGGCGCAGCAACTCGTACTGCACAAGATCAGAAACTTGGTGCTGGGGCACGAGAAGGCGGCAGCGGAACTACTGCTAGAAGTGCAACGTCTGCGGCCACTGCTCGTAGCTACAAAGAAAGCGTTGACGACAATCTTGCACCTCTCGCTAAAGGTGGCCTCATGGTCAAAAAGCGTGTTGCAAAGAAGGCTGCAAAAAAGCGTCCCATCAAGACAACTGATGCTTGACATTTGCTAAAACTAGTGTCACAATAATCAGGCGACCTGTTATTACTAACAGCCCCATACAAGGAGTACATTATGGCGGAACTCGGCACCATTGAAGCCACTAAAGTTGCAGGCTTCGTTACTACTGACTCTCGTAACACAGCATTCAAAAAACGCATTGAAGAAGATGAGAAAGAGCTTGAGGCACTGATCAAGCAGCGTAAAGGTGAAGCCACTGAAGAAGAGGAAGAACCCAAAGCTGAAACCAAGGCTGAGCCTGAGGCTGAAACGGAAGAGAAGCTGTCCGCTGAAGAACAGACATACAAGAAGCGGTATGGCGATCTTCGTAGGCATATGAATGAGCTTACTGAGAAGATCAAGGAACTTGAAGCTGCACAAAAAGAAGGCAAGATTACGCCGCCTAAGAATGAAGCTGATGTTGCTGCATGGATGAAGAAGTATCCTGATGTTGCAGCTATCGTTGAAGCCATTGCTGAAAAGAAGGCCGCAGAGAAGTTCTCAGGAGCAGAAGCACGGCTGAAGCAGATTGATGCAATGAGTGCCGAAGCTGAACGCAAGAAGAATGAGTCTGAAATTCGTGCTGTTCACAAAGACTTCGACGATCTACGAGACAGCGACGTATTCCACGAGTGGGCAGCAGAGCAGCCTAAGTGGGTGCAAGACGCACTATATGAAAACGCAGATGATCCCAAAAGTGTCATCAAAGTCATTGACTTGTACAAATACGAGAATGGCCTTGATGTGAAGGGTCGCAAAGCTGCAGCCAAAGATGCTGCCTCTGCAGTTATGATGAAGAGGACCAAGCCTGAAGTTGACGCTGATGGTGGCGGCAAGAAGGTCTACGAAAGCCAAGTGCAAAAGATGTCTACACGTGAGTATGAATCACGTCAAGACGAAATCATGGAAGCTATTCGTAACGGCAACTTCGTCTACGATATTTCTGGTGGAGCACGATAAATAGTGCTTGACAATAGAAATTGCCTATGATATAACTATAGGTATAACAACAGCCTTAGCAGCCCCTCACGGATACCTGCTAGGGCTGCACTCACTAAAATCTAAACAACGACATGAGACTCACCTGCAACAACAGGCCCGTCTATTGTAGCGTCGGCCAATGCTACAAGAAGACGCACCCTGAGATGTGCAGCCTCTACATGCAGTGTTTAGCTACAACAAAGCCAAACATTCATGGAGGATACTAATATGGCTTTTGCTTCCGCTGCAGGGCATGGGAACCTGCCTAACGGTAACTTTAGTTCCGTTATTTATTCCAAAAAAGTCCAACTCGCGTTCCGTAAGGCGACTGTTGTTGGCGCTGTCACTAACTCTGACTACTTTGGCGAAATTGCGAATCAGGGTGACACTGTTCGCATCATCAAAGAGCCGGAAATCTCGGTTTCGGCCTATGCTCGTGGCACGACTGTTACGGCGCAAGACCTTGACGACGAAGATTTTTCGCTCGTTGTTGACAAGGCCAACTACTTTGCTTTCAAAGTGGATGACATTGAAGCTGCGCATTCGCATGTCAACTTCATGGACCTTGCCACCAATCGTGCGGCCTATCGTCTTGCCGACCAGCATGACCAAGAAGTTCTTGGCTACCTGTCGGGCTACAAGCAAACGACGCTTCACACCAATGCTGACACTGTTAACACGACTGTGAACGGTACGAAGGCTGTTGCTACGGCTGGTTCTGACGAACTGCTTACCAGCATGAAGCTGATCAAGGGTTCGTTTGGTAACATCACGACTTCTTCGGCTGGCGATCACTCGATCCCTGTCGCTGCTCGTCTTCCGGGTGCTACCACTCTTCCGACTGCCTACGTTTCGCCTGCTATGCTGGTGTCGCGTATGGCTCGCCTTCTTGACCAGCAGAACGTGGAATCGACTGGCCGTTGGCTCGTCATTGACCCCGTTATGATGGAAGTTCTGCGTGACGAAGATTCGCGTCTTCTGAATGCGGACTTTGGCGCTTCGGGTGCTCTGCGTAATGGCCTCGTGCTCAACAACTTCCACGGCTTCCGTGTCTACATCTCGAACAACCTGCCGAAAGTTGGCGGTGGTCCGGGCACCACTGGTACTGCGAACCAGAACACGGATTACGGTGTCATCGTTGCGGGTCACGACTCGGCTGTTGCTACGGCTGAGCAGATCAACAAGACGGAAACGTATCGTGACCCCGATTCGTTTGCGGATATCGTGCGTGGTATGCACCTCTATGGCCGCAAGATTCTGCGTCCTGAGGCTCTTGCCACTGCCAAGTACAACCTCGCGTAATAAGGAGACACACTAATGGCTACTGTTGAAATCGCTCCTGCTGCGCATGGTCGTGGCAATCCTAACCGCAAACCTTATCTGGTTCAGAACACGCTTAACTTTGCTGAAGCTGTTACCTCGAAGGGTTCTGCTCTCGCTCAAGGCGATATCATTCAAGCTCTGTCGATCCCTGCCAAGACTGTCATCCTCACCTGTGGTGCGGAAGTCATGTCTGCTATGACGGGTACTTCGACTGACCTGACGCTTGATATCGGCTTCACTGGCGGCAACACTGACTTCCTTGCTGACGGCTTTGACTTTGATGGTGCTGCGGTTGGCGCGTTTACGTCGCCCGTCGTTGCTGAACTTCCCATCACGGTTTCGGCTGCTGATACCATTGACGTTCTGCTTGCTACGCAAACGGGTACGCTCACTGGCGGTAAGCTCCGTATCTGGGTTATGCTCATGGACATCAGCGATATTGGTGCTGATGATCGTGAAGCTAACGAAGTTGACCGC